CTAGAAAAATCAGGTTCTTTAGGTAAAGGAAACAACATATCACTCACACCACTTAAAACCATTACAGCACCTATACCAGATAAAGCAGTACCTATAGTAGTTCCGATACCAGCCCCAGCAGCAGCACCCGAAAAACTATAAGTTCCAAATAAACCTGCTCCGGGGAAAAAGAATGAAGCTCCTATTAATGCTGCTCCCAAAAATATTTTTCCAAAATTACCACCAGCACCGCTTATAACAGGAACAATATTTATATCTGAATTACCCATAGGATGATGCAATTCACTTTCATCAACTTCATTATTTTCTAAAAGTATTTTGTAATATCTTTTAGCCATATGCGACTCAATACTTGGAAAATTACATATTAAAAATCTCATTGTCTCAGCTACAGTAGAAACTTTTGCTTCTAATGATTTATGTCCTATAAAATCAGCAAGTTCTCCGTGAAAAATAATATTACGCATCATATCGGTAACGTCCTCCTGTGCATTTTAATAACCATTCAGAGTAAGGCTCTCTACAACTTAACCTATCTGCTAAATGATGTAAAACATTATCACCTAAATATATAGCAACATGATTTAATCCTTTTCCTAAAATACTCATTGCTAAAACATCACCATTAATTAATTGTTCATTTGGTTTTAATAATCTGAAACCTCTACTAGGCAAATATTTTTCAAATACAGGATTTGCTAAAAAATCTTCTGGAGTGGTTGGCCTTTCATAATCTAATAATTCAATTCCTTTTTCTTGTTTATACCAATCAACAACCAATGACCAGCAATCTGTTATCCCCCACACCCATTGCCTACCTAATAATGGGGCTTTATAACCAGTAGGCTCACAATAACCCCATTGTTCTGTTTTTGGATTAACTATATACCACGGAAGATTGCTATCTTCACAACTTACTTTATCTGCTTGACTAGCAATTGGTTGCGATGATGGATGACTATGAACTATTCCAGTTATTTCTCCTAAGTTGCTACCTTTTACATAGTCCTCTGGATCAAGAATAAAACATTGATGAGAAGTCATTGATAAATTTCTACATGGAAAATATCTTTCTTTGCCTTTAATATTTAATAAAAGACCAACAGATTCTTTTGGATCTTCATTTTTTGCATGAGTAAGTGCAGCTTCTTTCCAGTTCACGAAAAAGTACCAATAGACGGAAATTCAGAACGTGTACATTGACGTTTTGGAACACGAACACCTGCTAAATCGAAAACTGCTGCAAGTTCCCATGAGACAAGATCTCGTGTCTCTGAAGATTTTCTATCTATATAATAAATTTCTCTTGGAAACTCTGCATTAGGATCAGCAGTTGCGTTTGTATTATTAGAAAAATTAGCAGCATCTATAAATTTAGCTAAAGTTCTTATTCTTGTAACTACTGCTCCAGTAAGATCGTTTCCGGGTGTAATTTCATTAACACTTAAAAGTAAAGCAGATATGCTTGGTGTTGATGACAAATTTGATATTGTTAGTGTTGGCCTAGGTAATTGACCTTTTTGAAAAGCAAAACCTGTTGCTTGTATAGGAAAACGTAAATAAGAATTACCTGACCATACAATTTCTCCATTAGCATTTAAATTAGAACCATTATGAAATCTATAAACTGTATTTGCACCATGTATCGCTGTGACTAATTGCAATGAAAACAACTCAATAATTGCAGATGGATTTATAGATTGTAGATCGCTAAATACAGGAGTAGTTGCCATTTAACTTGGTTCAAAAACTTGTCTAAATGTGACATTGATTGTAGCTCTAGAAGGAAATGGAATACGCTTTGTCCAATTATCACAGACATATTTACCTTGTATATCATTAGGAGGAGTAAAATCAAAACTAGCATTATCTAAGGCACGAGCATCAAGGAAATTTTCTAGTGTATCACTTTCTGATTCTGTGATATTTTCATAAGTTAAAGAATAAACTTTAGGGTTTTGATGATTTGGAATTCCAAAAGTCAAACGATGCTCATATCCATCTGCGTAACGTATTACACGCTTAAGAGGTTTTGAAGTTTTTGTTACTCCAAAATCAGGTTCTAAATTTACAGTAGTATTAAAGTTTGCCATTTACTAAGCTAATAATCCTCCTGGTCTTTTGGCTTTAACAAGTTCTGCTTGTACAACAGCCCCTAGCATTTTGCCAAGTTCTGCTGCTTGAGCATTATCGCCTTCAACAGAAGAACCTGATGCATCTACATTTACCACAACATTACCAACTCCACCAGAAGATTCAACTCCTAATCTGCCTCCTCTACCTCTCTTCAACGGCATGATTGCCTCAGGCCCAGCTTCTCCCATAAGTCCCATTCCTCGTGCCATTGGAAAAATTGTGGGCCGATCTACAATTCCCCCTCGATAGAAAGGCTGTACATTATTTCTTGCAAATACATTACCTTTAGCGTTTACTGACCCAAATACACTAGATGGATTACTAGGGACTCCTGTACCATATGTATTGTCTGTTGTTCCACCACTTACAACCCCACCTTTTGAAAATCCTAAGAAAGTTTTCAAGCCTGGTGCCAATGAAAATAATGCTTTGAAAAATAGTGCTTTTATTATCATTCTTTGTAAGTCTGCTAATATCGATCTTGCTAAATCGCCAAAACTTGCTTTACCCGATACAGCAAGTTCTGCAAATCCGTCTGCAAGTTTATTTATAGATGTAACTGCTAACTCTTCAAGATTATCTTGTAAATTTAAAGCTGATTCTGCTACTTTTCTAAATTCTTCTTTAAAGTTGTAGGTATCGTTTCTAGCTTCTTTCAGCTTTGTTTTTATATCGTCAAGTGACAGACCAAATTCATTTGCTTTACCACCTAAAGCTTCAAATGCTAATAATGATTCTTTTTCTATTTGTAAATTATCAAATTCGATTTGATTTATAAGACCAAGTTCTAATTTATATTTTTCTGCTGCTTTTGCTTTCTGTTCTGGATTAGCAAATGTTTCAAATTTACCTCGTGTATTATCAGCAATAATTTCAGCATTCATTGCTTTATTAAATTCTTTGTTGTAAAAATCTAGAGCATCTGCTTCGACTTTTTTATTTGCATCAGATTGGAACAATCCACCTATAAATGGTAAATTTTGCAATGGATTTTCAGTAGCTTCAGAAGCAGCACCGAACTTAGCTCTTGTTTTCTTTTTAGCTGTTACTCTTGCATTACTTTCATTATTGATTCGATTTATCATCCGTAATAATCTAGTTATCTGACGTAAGAAACCTGTAATTAAATCGTTAAATTCTCCACCTAAATCTTGGAATATAATACCAATCTCATACTTCATGTCTTTAAATGCGTTTGTCATTCTTTGCCCCGATTCTTCGGTAGAAGCAGCCATATCTAAAGCAGCTTTTCTATGATCTTCTGATAATTTTTCTGAGAATTTAATAATTTTATCTAAACCAACAACACCATCTCTCAAGTCTTTTTGTAATTGAGTCATTGCCATACCATTTGCGTTAGCAAATTTAACCACGGCTCCTGGTAAGCGTTCACCCAGTTGGCCCTGTAATTCTTCTGCCGACACCTTACCTTTACCAAAGATCTGCGACATCGCTCGGATCGCACTTGTAAGATCTTCTGAATCTCCACCTGTAGCTTTTACAGCTTCTGATACACCTCTAAATACAACTTCTGCATCTTTTAAAGTACCACCAGATCCAAGAACAGATGCTGATAACTGTGTAAACTGCTTTGTAGCTTCTAATATTGGGACATTTAACTCATCAGATACACTTCTAATAATTGTTAATGCTTGATTATATTTTCTTGAATCTTTTGTAACCCCTGCAAGAGCAACTCTTAACCTTCCAACTTGTGCAGAATATTGAGTAGCACCTTTTACAAATTGTGAAAAATCAAGTGCTGCTCCAATCGCTGCTCCTTTTATCGCACCTTTCTTTCCAAACTGCGCTCCTATTAATGCACCTTGTGATGTAAAACCGGGTAATGCTTGAGCAGCAATTGTACTTGCAAAACCCATTGCAATTTTTTGACTAACACCAGCACCTTTTTTACCTGTAGCATTAAATGCCTGTAATTTTTTTCTGTTATCTTCAATTTGTCTACCTAACCTCTTAAAAGCCCGACCACTTGTATTTACTTCTTCTCTAAGTCTTTTAAGAATTTTATCTTTCTGTTTAAATTGACTTATTGTTTTTGGCTGTACTTTACTTACTTCTCTTATTGATTGTGCAAGAGACTTTAAATTTTGTTTTGTCGGTGTAAGTTGTTTATTTAAATCTGTAAGTTGTTTTGTTAGACCTTTAAAATCTTTTAATCCTTCAAGATCAATTTTAAGTTTTATAAGGGATATTTTTTTAGCAGCCACTATTTCTTCTCCTTATTCACTTCTTTCAGAGCTACAGATTCCATAAGTTGTAAGCCCTCTAGCATTTCTTTGCGGTTAGTTACATTGTAAAGGTCAAATAGTCCACCAGCAAGCAATAGGACTTCATATTTTAATCCTACTACACCTCCAAAGGACATATTCCATTGTGTTTGTAATCTTAAAAACATCATAACAATTTCCCAATTATCTTCCATCACTTCATAATCATCGTCTATTTCTGGTTGCTCCTCGATTTCTATCCCAAAAGCTTTTGCATCATCTTGGGTACTATCTATTGTTTGTCTGCCACCCGAAGCCCAGTATATGGCAGCATCAATTAGTTTTTTGCTTGTGCATTACCATAAAATGCTTTGAATGCTTCTAATACACCTTTTACAAAATCAACATCTTCTGCAAATTCTTTTAATACACTTTTGCTAAATGGAATTGGCGTCCCATCTTCCTCATTCACATCTTCCCAACCAACTAATATTTTTACAAGAGCAGAAAACTCATCCTCCTCCTCAA